TAAATCTGCCGTTCCATCCTGATCATTCCATGACATTGTTCCGGCTGTTGTCGGTATTCCTGTTGGTGTTGTATCAAATGAAACAAATCCTGTTGTCAATCCCCATTCACCCAAATTTACAGATTGCAATGCGCCTGAATATGGCACATATCCGCCACCGCCTCCGCCTCCACCATTGACAATGTTCCACCAAATTTTGTTAATAGCTGTCAATATTGAATCCGATGCCGTAACCGTACCTGTTACCGGCGAAAATCCGGTTAATAATGTATTTAAAACGCGATTTGTTGTGAAATATAAATTGGTACCTTCCGGAATGTTTGTTGTCGTTGTACCTACCGGCAAATAGGCCGTTGAATCCAATGATCCATCCGCCTTTAAAAATTGGCTTGATGTTCCATCAGTTACTTTGTATTTTTTAGCGCGTAGAAATCCATTCTGATCAATGAATACATTGGTGCCACCTCCTAAACCATCAGAAATCTGTTTTTCGGCTGCTGTGACAATGTCATTGTCAATTAATTTCAACAATGCTTTGTATGTATCCGCAACTAAATGACCGGTTAATGTTGCCATGAATTAATTCCTTTTTTCTTGCAATTTAAAGAAATTTTGGCCTGAAATTTAATACGGCCCATCCCAATCCAACGGCAATCAAGATCACCCACATCCATGTTGAAAAATTGGATGTTTTTTCTGTTTTATAAATGGTTTTGTAAATCACGCGATCGCGATATTCAATGCGCTGATTATGTTCTGAAATAAATGGATAATATCGCACAATCGTTTTGATTTTGGTGCCATCTGACTTCATCACAATTGATCCCTGTGGCGCGTTGATCTTTGAATAAAATGTTGTCAAAATCCCTGATGAATCACATGGATTTGCAATGATAATGGTATCGTTTACCGCCTCGTATTTATGCACAATCCGTTCAACATAAATTGAATCATGTTTCGTTTCCGATTGTACAACCTGATTTGATTTGCAAGCTAATAATGCAAATATTGGAATGATGATCATTAAATGTTTCATATTAATAAATAACCGTTTGAATCGTATTTTTTGGCTTTATGTAATGCCAATAAATCTGAAATTTTATACCCGAATGATTTCTGAAAATGCGGATAATCTGTGAATTTCCAATCACCGCCCCAATCCCAACCATGTGATTTGAATATGTGAACAACCTGCATCCAATCAGGTTTGCCATCTCCATCAAAATCTGATTTAATATCCCAAACCGCTGTTTTGTTGTCAACGATTAAAACGATGTCCAATGCCAATCCGTAATTGTGATATGAATAACCACCTTTCGCATTTGTGACCTTTTTGCCGGCCTTTGTGCGACCTATGCAATACAATTCATCCTGTTCACGGAATGTGCGCAATGTGTAACTAAAACGACAAAATGCACGGCCATTTAATGCCTCACATATTTCATCGTAAATTTCTGCGACCTCTGCGCGTAATTTCGGATGCATCAATTGAATCCGATCCAATGTTTTCTGATCCTTCATCGTAGTTTATTGATTGGTTATTTTCTTTTGTAAACTTTGACATTGTTGCCGATCCAAATGCAAATCCAATAATGGCCATCATTAAATCCTGCAATCCGAAATTTTCAGGATGCTCAACAAATTTCCAAAACACAATTCCTGATCCAACAATACTGATCAATCGTGTGTGTGACCATTGGCCACGATATTTAAAAAAATCACTTATTGCGATTAAGAATTTCATTTGTTTTGTGATAATAATATCGCGCTGCAAATATGGCTGATACAATTGCCGTTAATCCTGCGATTAATGAAACATATGCCTGTATTGATGCAATCGAAATTGTTGCCGATATGATGCTAATTATTAAATTCAAAATTCCTGTGTTGTGATCGTTGTGGCCCATTATACTACTTGTTGGATTTTATTGCTTATTTCAATTACCGCGCGGAAATAGGTATAATCAACATCCTCATCTGTCAAATATGTTGTACCCTCATTGATACAGGTAAACACATTAAATCCATCTGCTGATAAATTGAAATATCCATTGGATCGCGTTCGAATTAATGCTAAAATTTGCGAAACTGCCTGATTCACCTGTAATTCACCACCTGAATCACCTTGGAATCGTGTGATCACTTCAATTCGCGTGATCGTTTCTGTAATAAACGATGTTTGATTGTAGTCTGATTCATCCGTTGAAACAGAATACACATAAATATATGGTACTGATGCACCTGTTGGCACACGATTGTAAACAGGCAATGCGGATCCATTAATCAAAATGTTTCCGGATAACCTGTTTATGATCGCCTTGCGGATGAATTGAATTGCTTCTAACATCTATGTCAATTTTTTTATTTTAGCTTGTAAACGATCGTACATCTTATTGAATTCTTTACGAACATTCACGAAAAAAAATGGCCTTGCCGGCAAATTTATATCCTTAATTCCTTTTCCTTTAAACTGTTGCGCATATGTTGGATCAAATCCCAATTTGATTAAATCATCAAATTTCACCTTTCTACCTGTTCCAAATTCAACATATGGCGCATATGGCGCGCGCGCGTAAATTGCAACCTGATTTCCATTAACGCGTTCATAATTGATTGAATTACGCAAATTACCATTATCAACCACCACATCAGATTTCATTCCAAAAACCGCATGGCTTGCCGTGTAAACCAATTCATTGGACAATTCCTGTTTTGAAATCTTTTCCAAATCCTTAATGGCCTTCCTAATGGATGCCATGTCTTTATCATTTACCGACAATCCGCCCTTCATTATCCTTCTATTTTTGTTGCTTCCATTTTAACCCAAAAATTTTCAATTGTTTGAAACAACCCATTTAAACGATATTCCGCTGAATTGCCTTCAACCTGTATCACATCATTCATCTGAATCAAATCCGCTGTTTCCTTACGGATCACAATATCAATTTTTGTTGTCAAAATTCGTTTACCATCCTTGGCATCAATATCACCTGACTTTTCGATCACTTGGCACCAATATGTTCCAACCGTTGATTTTGTGGATGTCCAACCACCATAACCATCTGCTGTTTTTGTCAATCGCTTGACAATAATCCGCTGCTTTAAATTTGATGCCGTATTTGTCATTAAATGAATACTGATTTTAAACCATCCAATAATTTTGCTGATGCGCTTGGAACATCATTGACTGTCATACCTATAACGAAATCTGTTCTGTTGTCATAATATGTCGAAACCATCATCAGCAATGCTTGTTTCAGGATGCCATCTGACATTCCTGTTGTTGTGAATTCAATGATCACATCACGCGCTGATCCTTCCAATTCGATCATTTTATCGCCTAATCCATAAACGGTGTATCCTGTTTGTGCAACACCTTGAACTTCAACGGAAATGATTTCATCAACCGGCCCCCATGGAATATCAATCAAACCATCCCATGTGTAATCTAAATAATATGATCGATTTTTGGCAATAATATCGCGTGACATATAATTTTCGGCTGCCGTGTGTGCCGCCTCAATCATGATGCCCAATAATGTATCATCCGCTGTTGTGTCAATTCTGATGAAATTTTTGGCATCAGCAACCGTTATAATTTCGGATCCTAATACCTCATTGATTTGAATTTGGCGCATTTTTATTTCCTTTTACGGTAAACCTTTTTTTCTTCTTTTGTTTCGATTGCTTCTGCTTCAATTTTAATTTCAGGATGTTGTAAATCCTCAATTACATCCGCTTCAACCTTTTCTGATAATTTAACCGCGAAATTTTTTTCTAAATACCATTTAGCAACATCCGGTTTTACTTCTACCAATTCACCGGCCCGATGATACACTTTGCCATCATGCACGGTTTTTTTCATTAATACCTTTTCCATAACTTATGTGTTTGGTTATTTTTTGAACAAATATAAAATAAAAAGGCATCCATATTTGGATGCCCTTTTACAAATAGTAATGCTAAAACATTACGCAGTTTCCAATGCTGCTTTGTCTGTTACAAAATTACCGTTAACAAATGCCAATGGCGCGTAGTTTGTTAATGCAATTCTTTCAACTAAACGAACAGTCACGAAACCATCACGCACGTTGGTACCATCCTCACGGAAGAATTCCAATGATAAGTTTTGGCGGATCCACAATTGTGTTCCAACTGCAAAGTTTCCAACTAAATAATCACCTGCCGGTACCGCTGTGTTGATTACTACCGGAATTCCAAGGAATTGTGGCTGTAATCCCATATAAACCTGCTCTTGTAGGTATTCATTTGTCGTTGACTTCAATAACACGATTTTGTGGAAATCTGTTGGATTCAACATGATGTAATCCGGTGTATAGTTAACCAATGCTAATTGATTGATTGCAACTGTCAACACATCGAATTCGTTTGCTGCTTCGATTTTGTTTGCAAATGCACCTGCTGCGAAATCTGTTGATGCTGTGATGATACCTGTCAAGTTTGGTGCTGTACCATTACCTGACAATAATTGTGTATCCTCTACTGTTAACAATTTCTCCGGTGCGCGTGCTGCTAAATATGACGTCAATTGTGCTGTATCAGCTAACATTTCTTCCGAAATACGGAAATATGTACCGATTTTTTGCACGTTTGCATCATATGCTGTCAAATCGAAATCTGATTCATTCAATGTAGATCCTTGTGCTTTTGGTGCTGCACCATTGTCATATGCTGATTCCTTCACATAACGAACAACTTCTGCATTTGTTGATCCTTGTGGCAACAATTGACGAACGTGTACCGCACGCGTTGGATCGTACTTGATACCCGGAACATATTGTGCCGGAATAACCTCACCTGTGAATGAATTCGCAACAGTCATATCACCTGCTTTGATTTCAAACTTCGCTGAACGGCTACCACCTGAAATCAATGATTCCAATGCACCTTTTGAAATTCCTTCAACTAATGAATCTTTGAATGATTTTACTGTTGCACCCGATAATGTTTTCTTTGCAGCCATTTCTGCTGCATCAATACGGCTGTGGATTTCAGTAAATTTAACCTCCAAATTCTTGATTTCGGACTTTAATAATTCATCCGCTTTTCCTGTTGCTGATGCAACCGCCTGACCTTCTGCTTTCGCAATACGGCTGTCAATGGCAGCATTTAGCTGATCCAATTGACCTTTGATTTCTTCTGTCATCTCTGTTAAGATTTTAAATTTTGATTTAAATAATTAAATATTTCGGAAATATCAATCGATTTTGTTTCCTCCGGCAATGTGGCATCCTGTGCCGGCATTGTGGTTAAATCAACAAACATGGATTTTAATTTCATCAACTCACTTTCAATTGCGTATCCTAATTCATCAGATACATTTTCTTTTTTGATCATTTTTGCCAAAATATCAAATCGCTTGGCAACTAATTCCTGATCAATTTCACCTTTGGCATCTGTGATTAATGCCATTGGATTTGCTGCTAATGTCACACATGAAATTTCGTATAATTTCACTTCCTTCAATTCACGAACACCATCAGAACGGAATGATTTTACAATTGGCATAATACCAACTGAATTTTCGGTGATTACACCGTTTTTCATCAAAAGTAGTATATCTTCACCCATTCTTGTTTTGGGTATTTCAGCGACAAATGCAAGGCCAACCCCATCTTCGTACAATTCGCTGAATTTTCCCAAAGGCTGATCAATCCGGTGTTGGTTACAGTAACGAACGCGTGATCCATTTTCTTTCAATGTTTTAGTGTATGCACCCGGCAAAATAATATCATTGTCTGAATCAATGTTTCCAAACACGGATCCATAACCTTTCACAATGCCATTTGCTTCATCAATATCATCAATGCCAATGGCTGTCTGTTTAAAAATCATGCTTATTCCTTTTTTGCCAAAATTATAAATTATTCAAATCCAATTGACCTGATGAAAAATTAATCTTGAATATATTGTAAATACCCACCATCCATTACATCAGGATCACTTGAAATAACAAATTCAATTTCACGGCCATCAGCATTTTTAATAAATTCAATGATTTCTGCCATTGTCAAAACATATGCCCAATTTTGTGGATTTTCTGCCTTTGGATGTAATTTCATGTAATCTGAAACGATTGCTTCAAATTCTGCTATTTCTTCTATCATTTTATTGTTGCGATTAGTTCATCTAATATTGTAATTGTTTCATCATATATTTCAGGGAACAATTCCTTGAACAAAGGATTACCACCATATTTGTTTTCAAAAATATGTGCCATCCATTCCATTTTATCCTTATTATGCTGTCTGTAATATGCATTACTATGGCCCCAACCTATTTTATTTTTAGTTAATGCCCCAAAAAAATCATTTACCGCACCTCTGTATTCTTTGTATTGATCATCAGTTAAATATGAAAACTTGTTTTTAAATTCAATGCTGTTCATTTTCTGCAATTGATAATATGCATCTCTTAACTTTTCCATTCTTGCATCACCCCGTAAACCAATACCAACCATTTTTTGATGCTTTTTAAAATAAAAATCAACTATTGGATCCGAATGGTACCCGTTGATCCAACCCTGTTGTCTATGAATAATATGGCCAAATTCATGTGATAATACATTACCAATTGTGTCTGATTTAAATCTCCTAACATCAATTGTTAATTCCTTTCCTGCTCTTGCAAATGATTCTTTAATTGATCTGTGCATTATTGGCTTTTCTTTCAATAATGCTAAATATCTATCATCAACAACTGCATCTGCCGGCACAATATCACTCCAATTGTCCGGCCTCATTTTGTCAATCAACGATTGTTCATTTACAACAGCAACTTCCGTTGCAATAACGGCTGCAACCTCCGGTGTAATAAATGCACTTGAAATTGCGCTTTCAACCTGTGCCTGTGCCATACCGAATCCAATGTCCGTAATTGCTTCGCCAATCGTTTGCGCGTTTGGCCTTGGAATTGGTGCAACTGAACAACGGCAATTGATTACATTACCTGCGGATCCATTGGAATCACCCGGATGCATTAATGATTCACCACCAACGATAAATGGTTTGGTAAACTGCACGGTTTGGCGATTAGCTGAATGATGTGCTGGCCTTTCACGGCCATCAATTGCTGTGATCCATACTTTGTTCATTTCCTGTGCCGGAAACAAATCTGATGCGCTTTGCATTGTTGCAAAATTGGCGGCATTTGTTGATTCTGTGCGCACCAATCTCCGTGCCTGATAATCTGAATAACGATCAAATTGCGATCGTAATATGCGCGCCTTCTCCTTGTCACCTAATGACATGAATTGTGGATCGCGCATTGCCTGTTGTGTGATTTTAATCAATGTATCTTTGGCTGTTCCTGCAACCAATGTAACGCGTTGCGCACCAACCTGTTCACCAATGTATGCGAATTTCGCCTGCCAAATGGATTGATACCCATTGATGTCTGTGGCTTTTGCTAATGCTTTTTTCCAATGCTTTGCATACCAATTTGCAAATCGTAATCCGATTTTTTCGTACATATCCCTGTACATATTTTGCAAATCGTTGTTTTGAAAATATGCTGATAAATCCGCCTGATTCAAATTACCGGTTAAAATGAATTGTGCCGATGCCTTGTTGTATTGGCTTGAATAGTAATCGCGGAAATCCTTAATTGATTCGCGTTCTGCGCGTTTTAATTCTGATTCAAATAATGATCCCCAATTTTCTGAAACAGATTTGATTTCCTTTTCCTGCTCATATAAAGAATTGCAAACAGCAATGCGCTGATCCATGGATCTGAAATCATTTACGACATTCAAATCAACGATACAACGATCAACAAAATCAACCCGGCTTTCGCCTGTTCTTGGTTTAGGTAACGGCATTAATTTCTTTCATTTTTGCAATCGCCCAATCAACACCT